CACCTAAATCACTAATAATTGCTTCTGTGAATGAAGCTGCGACAGCAATAAGACCTTCTTCAGTCGGATGGATGTTATCACCCAACCAAGGAATATTATTACCGAAATGAGCACAAACGTCAGCCAAAGGTAATTCTAGATCAGCCGCTATGAACCTAGCTAATTGTCTATGCCAACCACCTTTTTCATAATTCTGAGTGACAACACCTGTCACACCACTGATATCAGAACGAGTCCACATAGGGAACACACCGATAACAGGTATAACATCTTCACTTTGTAAATGAGCAATAATACTTCTCATATTTGCTTCATAAACGATTCCCGAAGAACCTCCTTGAACGTCGTTAGTACCTAACATCAGTAGACAATAATCGACACCAGTGAAATCTTTAGTGGTAATATCTTCAGAACCACCTGATATCCAACTAGCTGTTGAAGTACCACTTACCGCATAATTGATAGTTTCTACATCGCCTAAACCAGCATGTTCCATAGTCTTCTGTATGATTTTATCATAAGGATCTGAAGCCCATGCACCATAACTGATTGAATCACCTACGATTGCAATTTTAATGTTGGAACTTGTTACAGGTATATCCTGATAAGTTTTGGTTAGATTTAGTATCTGAGCTTTATCAGAATCAAACCAAGAAGTTAAAAATCCAATTCTATCAGGTACACCTACTAACTCGTGTTTATCAAATAGAGTACCATTGATATAGAATTCAACAACATTACGAACTAATCGGATACCCATATAGATGGCTCCGTCAGTAGCTAATGAGTAAGAACCGCCATTCGGTAATGTGAAATCTACAGTGGTAGCTCCAGTTCCCTGAACTATCTTTCTAGCTAGTGCCTGAGCCGTATATACGGCAAAATCAACACGCTCTTGTTCAGTAAGTATTGTCGGACCTCTAAATGCGGAATTACTATTAGTAGCTGTACCTATATGACGATAAGCCGCTTCATACAAAACACCTTCTTCAATAGGTAGCAAAGCTCCTTCTTGATCTGAGCCGAAACCAGCCCATGACAAATAGGTAGTATTGTTAGTTCCAGTAAATGCTCCAATGTTACTTACACTATCTATAGAAACAAGTTCTACTTCAGGGTCTGTGAATAATATCTTAATAGGTTTTTCAATATTACGCTGCTTAATAGCCGCACCAGCAGCCAACATAAAATCATTATGATTGTTTTTATGTTTAGTAAGCACTGTTTCGTGTACTGTGTTTTCTACAAGAACATCAGTAAGTAATTGCATTTCCTTAATATTGGGATTTGCATCTACTTTAATTCTAGCTCCGTCACTAGCGTACCATCGAACACCAGTTAGGTCTGGACGATTTCCTGCAAAGAAATAACTTCCGTCTTTTAATAGTTTGATAATTTGGTTACTAGGTAACGCTCGGATGGCGTTTAAGGCTGCGATATTATCTGTAGTTCCATCAGCAGAGCCTCCAAATTCTTCCAAGGTAACAACATCTATAGATAGCTGAGGCTTTATAAATAATTCCCAGTTAGTACCGTTATCTGAAACAGGATCGTTACCATTTTGTTCAACAATGGCGACATATACATTTCCATCGCTACCTTTAGCTAATCCTTTTACCGGATAAGTGGTATCTGTATCCCAAACTCCAATCCCCTGTTCGTTAAAGTGAGCTAAGCCTTGAGTGAACCATTTCTGAAGGAAATTAAAATGTTCAAACGGAGGAACTTCTGCTTGCCAACCTGCATTCACTTTTCCAGGTGTAGTCACATCAGGATCTACAACATTCGAAGGGGGAGCTCCATTAGCCCATACTCTAGTTAAATCTGGTTTTTGAGTTGCCATTATATTCTCCAATTAAAATATTAAGTTGCCAAACTTACCGCCTTGATCAGGGGCGGTTAAAGATCCAAGTCCGGCACTATTTGGCACACCTTGGAAACTGAAAAAATCACTATTATTAAATTCTGTAACATAAGTCGCTTGAACACCAGCAGTTTTTGGAACAATATCTGTACTTGTAAGAATAGATTTCTCATTAAGTGTTAATATTCTACCGATACTAACTTCATACATGGTATCGCCATCTACAAATAGAACCAAAGGTGATTCGAATATAAAACCTAATTGGCCTATTATGTCTTCAGGTGTGCTTTTTGTAGAGTTTCTAGTTATTCTAGCTCTTATGAATTTACGATATTCGTCGTCGGTTAATTGTCTTATACCAGTTATAGGTTCATCTATAAATCTCCATCTACCTCCTATTCCTGGGTCGGTTAAATCACCGAAAGACTGAGATTGAGGATTATCAAAAAATCCAAAATATTCAAATATTTCAGCATCTACAAACTCTCTGGTTTGACCGACAATACTTCCCAGAATATCTAACTGAACACCTTCAGCAGTATCTATCCATCGCTTTTCCAATAGATCACAAAATACCTGCTCAAGTGTGTCAGATTCAACGAGTAGTGCTCTGATATAATTTATCAGATTTGTAGATTCCCTGAACTGAGTGGCTAACCTGCTTATAGCGAGTTCTTTATGTTCTATCTTTTCAGCCATTATGAATTCACCACTATATTAGCGACTAAGAAATTAGAAATTTCTGTAGCTGCGATTGGAATGTTAGAAGTACCTGTCGGACTTGGTGAAGTACCAATTCTTAAATCAGTTATCTCGTGACCTTGTACTGAGTTGATTGGAGTATATAAACGGGTATATACAACATCGTCAGCCAAAGAAAAGCCCCTACCCTGTACCAAATCACCATTCGCATAATCAACGATAGCTTGCTTAATAAGATCGTCACCGTTAGCTGGATATTCTGCGAAAGTATTTAAAGTGACTTCAACATAGATATCAACAGTAGTAGGTCTTGAAAAAGATATATCGTGAGGGATACCCTGACTATCTATAATCTGAACAGTAGTGCTTCCGAAACTTAAAATACCAGCAGGTTTCTTCAACCATATTACATCACCAATATCTTCATCCACACCGCCTACGACAATAACTTGAAACGAATGCGGAGGTAAACCATTACTATCCACAACGTCTGTATCGTTTTCTAAGACGACAGTTTGTGTGACTCCTGGTACATTAGCCACTCCAGCAAAGATGGCGTCTATGATCGCCTGAGCGTCTCTAGCTACCGACCTTTCTCTACGAGCTCTTAACTCAACATCTGTTTCTTCATTAGTACCTTCCTGGGCGTCAGCCAAATTAGTTACTGATGACCAACCTGTTATCGGAGTATCTATTTCGGTAATTGTACCAGCTAAAGCAGTTATCGGACCTGTATTCACAGCATTTGCGAAAACAGAACCGTTACCAGCTCCGTCAAGAGTTATAGCTTGTTCTGTTGAAAATTGATCTCCTGTATCAGAAGTGCTGACTAAGCTACCAATAGGAATGATTGTTCCCGCTGTACCTGTTACACTTAATTGAACACGTGAGGAAGTAGCTGGGAGTCTTTCAATACCGTTTAACTGTACCAAGTTAGAAAGAGTTGCACCAGTAGCAGCGGAAGGATTGAAAGCATTGTATGATTCTTCAGCTATCTCCCATAAGTTAGCGTTTGATTCAGAGATCACACCATTGACTTGTCCGTCTGGTGATTCTGGTGAGACATTAAAATTGTCACCGAAGATGGATTTGACTTCGGCATTCAATTCGTCAAGTAATTGGTCTAAGCGTTTAGTCTTAAACCCTTCAGGGGATATACCGAAATCAGACATTTATAGTCACCTTTTCATTATCTATCGTACCGTATACCGTTTCGGCTGAAAAAGTAACTGTGAGCTTTCTGACAGAGTTACCTTCGTAATCCATAGAAAATTCAGACAATGTTTCAACCTCGGGAGTACTTAGTATTCTACTTTTAAATATAGATTCTATATTAGCTAAGTTAGCAGGCTTTGTAAATATTTGTTGGAAGTAAGGTGTTCCCGCTTGAAGATCTAAAAACCATTCCTCAAGGTAGAACTGAAGACGTGTTCTAACGTGCTGAACTACCTCCGCTCCTTCTTCAACTAATTTCAACTGACCTTTTTCAATTATAAGATCGTTGTTTGAATCTAATGCTCTTCCTATCATACCGGAGCTCCTGTATTTGAAACCGGACCGCTAGGAAGAGCATTAGATTCAAACAACGATCTTATAATTGAAAAAGGTCAGTTGAAATTAGTTGAAGAAG